CCATTAGAAGATTACTTAAGCTCACATTACAAAATTAAAATCGATGGAAATGGTTATATTTTAGTGGAGGAATAAAAATGATTCGTACTGAAGTTATCTGTATTTTGACTAATGGGATTAAATATAATTATTTTATTAATTATGAAAAAGAGTATCCTTTAGATTATATGATACGATTTGGTTTAGAAGTTATTAAAAATGCAACAAACCAAGAAATTGATTATTCAAAGGATGTAATTATGATTATAGATAATTGCGGCACGTTTAAACTTCTCGGTGAGGACTACAAGAAATGGAATATAAACACAATAAAGGCAAAATTAATGAATCTATGGTTAAGGCTTTGGTAAGGGATTCGTTATTTAAACAACGAATTGAGAAACCAAAGAAAGGAAAAGGATCTTATTCAAGAAAGGATAAATATAATAAAGGAGCTATAAGCTCCTTTTAATTTATCTAGAACAAGAGGTAAATATGCGTAAAAATAATGAGCCAGAAGAGCTAGAAACACTAGACAATGAATAGCAATAGGATAATTCAGATTTAAACGAAAATGATTCTAATGAGCTTCTAGATGACGATAACGGCGATAATGAATATAACCAAGAAGTAACAGAAGATATAGAATTAAAGGAAGAATATAATGATTCAGAATATCATAACCACCATAAAATTGTTCCGCCTGAATACAATGATCAAGAATTTGATTCGTTATCTAAAACAGAACAAAATAAAATAGTTCGTAATAACATTATTAGTGTTATTGCTTTCTTTATATTTTTTCTGATTATTTTTTAGATAATTTTATAAAATGGTTTACATCCTCATTTGGTTTTGTTATTATATGAAATAATCCAAATGAGGATTTTTTATAAGGATAATTTATGAGAAGTTTATCAGAGTTACTAAACGAAATGGCACCGCAGAGAATTCAATTAAGTTATGGATATGTTAAAGAATATCAAGAAGATATTCTAAATAATATCGAAAAAGCAAAGTTGTTATCGACAGAACCGCAAAATGTTGGGTTTTATTCACTAACAACTGCTAAAGGAAATTATTACTTTCTTTATAAAGACAGAACAATTTATTACTTTGTTCATTATAAAGAATTTCCTGGCTTTAAAAATATTTCAAAGACACCTTTTAGACAATGCTTAGTATGGAGAAATAAAGCTAATCGGGTTGCTGCTACTGTAGGTTTTGCGAAAAAAGTATTTTGGGATATCTTATTCAAAAAATATAATGCAGTTATTTCCGATTCGCAGCAATCAAAAGATGGCGAGGGTTTATGGGATAACTTAATTCAACAAGCATTTGATAAAGGATACGTAGTAAAAGTTCATAACACGAATGATAAATCATTTAAAGAATACTTAGATTGGGTGTCATTTGCAAATGATAAAGATTCCCATTATGGGGATTCAAATTTTTACCAAAGATTTATCATTTCTATTGAGAAACCATAATTAAAATCTAAAGAAAAAGGTCCAATTAAGGACCTTTATTTTCATGCATATTGTAATCTTTCTTGAAGTAATGCCATCTGATGTAAAATGTGATGGATATCAGTATTCTTTTCAAACCATTTAGTTAACTTATCAAAATACTTTTCAGCCATTTCTTCAAATGGTAATTCTGATACTTTAACATGCCATCTAACTGAAATATCTTCAGCCATATCGTTAATCATAATATTCCAATAATCTTCATTTTTCTTATTAAGAATATGAACTTTTACTTCAATGTTATTATTTGTCTTACGGATGTTTCCGTAAGTTTCTAATTCTTTCTTTAAATCTTCTAAATTCATTTCTAACACCTTTAGAAGGACTGATTAAATCAGTCCTATGGATTATGCAGAACAACTTTGACAATCCTCTAGATCTCTTTGTTTAAGCTTTCTAGAAAATTCCTGAGCAGCATTCACATTAAATTGATAATATAATGTTTTTACGCCAAGTTCTTCAGCAAGTAATGTCAGTTTACTAATTTCACCTCTAGAAGTTTCTTCAGTGAACATTAGATTAAGTGATTGACTTTGGTCAATATAAGCTTGACGTTGAGCTGCTTGTTGAATAATTTTTAGTTGGTTGATTTCAACAAATGTTTTAAACACATTCTTTTCATCTTGCGATAATTGAGGCAAATGTTGAACAGATCCGCCGTATAATAAAATAGATTCCCAAATTTCTGGTGTATTAATTCCTTTACTTTCTAGTAATTCCTCAAGATACGGATTTTTATAAATCTATTTAGTTTTTGCTAAATCTTTTACAAAATAATTTGCTTTAAACGGCTCAATTGATGGCGATACTTGACCAAGAATTGCTGAACTTGATTTAGTTGGTGCTAAAGCCATTAATGTAGCATTACGTCTACCATATCCTTTAATCAATTCAGGTTCACCAAATAATTCAGCAAGTTCTTTAGAAGCTTCTAGAGTTTTTTCTTGTAATAAAGAAAAGATTTCATCATTTAATCTAAATGCTTCTTGAGATTCAAACGGAATCATTTTGGATTGCAAATAACTATGCCAGCCTAAAACACCAATACCAATAGCTCTTTGATTTTTTGCAAAACGAACAGCTCTTTCTAGGTGTTTATATTTTTTAGCTTTATTAATAAATTCAGTCATTACTGAATCTAAAAAGTAAGTTAATACTTTTGGAGCATCAGTGTCTTTCCATTCATCATAATGTAATAAATTCATTGATGACAAACAACACACGAACGATTCTAAGTTATTGTTATTCAAAGCTATTTCGGCACATAAATTCTAATGATAAATTTGTAAGCTTTTATCAATATATACATCTGGTTTATTTTCATTTACATTATCGCGAAAAAACAAATATGGAATACCAGTTTCGCATCTACGTTTAATGATTTTACCCCAGATTTTACGTTTCTGTTGGTCTCCAGCTTTCATTTCTTCTAACCATTTACGGCCAATACATACGCCATAATACATTACTTGGATTGGGTTTTCATCCTATTGAATATCAAGCCATTCATCAATATCAGCATGTTCTACATCAATATACCCAGCAAATTGACCTCTACGGGTAGTTCCTTGAGAAATTACATTAATAATAGTATCATATAATTTTGCAAAGTTAAATGTGCCATCTGATGTTCCGTTGTCTTTAATAACAGATCCTCTTGGTCTGATATGACCAAAATAACCAGATGTCCCACCACCTACTTTATTCATAACACCAACTTCTGAAGCAGTGTCCATAATTTCTTCAACGGAATCACCGATATAAGAACCGAAGCAACTAATTGGCAAGCCACGATCTAATCCATAATTCGCAAGAATTGGAGAAGCTAAACTAAACCAACCCCTCTAAAAATAGTCATAAAACTTTTCTGAGAATCCAGGAATATCTAAACGTTTTTCAGCAGTATCTGCAATAAATTTAAACCGCTCTTTGGCGGTTTGTCCGTTTACTAAATATCCTTTTTCTAAAAATCTTTTCTAGTCATTATTCAACCAATAAAATGGCTCATATTGTCTTGTCATATTTTATTCCTTTAATTAAACCAATCATCATCTACTTCAGAGTCAGCACCGCGTTTTGTATAATCAACAGATCTCTTGTTGAAAAAATCTATTTCAGTTGGTGCTAATACTTCTACATCAAAAAACTCGGTAGGTTTTAATAGTTCTTTATTTATTGGGTATTCAAAATTGACACCTAAAGTAGTTAAAGATTTATTATATCTTGATTTGACATATTCTTTAACTGAATCTTTTGGCATAAATGATAAATCAGTAGATTCATAAATCCAGTCAATGATATCCATTTCAGCTTTAAATGCATCTTTTGATAATTCTAATAAATCAGAATAAAATTCATCAGTAAATAATTCACGATTTTCGATATGTAAAATTTTGAAAATTTCTACACCAAAATTACCGTGAATTTCTTCTTCTTTAGCAGTTGCTTGAATTGCGTTAGATAATCCTTTAAATTGGTTTCTATATTTATTGAAGCTCATCATAATCACAAATTGACTGAATAATGAAATATGTTCAATAAACATGCTAAAAAGAATAATTGATAACACGAAATGTTGGTCATCTAAATTTTTATCTTTCATGAATTTTTGCATATAATTTACACGTCCCATTAATGCAGGGATTTCATGAATTTTAGAGAAGTCATCATTGATACCAAGTAATTCTAAAATAGAACTGTAAGCATCTGCATGACGAACTTCAGATTCTGCAAATGTTACGCCAACAGCATCAACTTCTGGCTTAGGAAATTTATAATAAATGTCAGCCCAGAATCTTTTTACAGTAACTTCAATTTGAGAAATAGCTAGCATACATCTGCGAATAACTTCACGTTCTTCTGGATTTAAATTAACTTTATAATCCTGGATATCCGGAGTATAGTTGTACTCTTGCGCAGTCCAATAGCTTTTTCTAATTGCATCTTTAAACCCAAGTAATTCTGGGTATTCGTACGGTTTAAATGCAAGTCTAGGTTCAAATAAATTTCTCATTATACCACCATTTCAAATTTCATTGTTGGGTGACAATTATAATTTTCGATTTCATAATCGTCTGGAATTGATTTTTCAATATCTTCTAATGTTTTAATATGATTCGCAATTTTTAGAGTTGGTAATTCTAAAGTATCACGTTCTAATAATTCATTAAATTGTTCAATATGATTTTTGTAAATATGAACAGACCCTAATGAGCCAATTAGATATCTAGGTTCTTTATTTGTAATTTTAGCAATAATTGATAACAACAACCCGTAAGAAGCTACATTATAATATAATCCACAACCCAAATCAGATGATCTCATTGTCCACATCAAGTCTAAATATTTACCATCAGCTGATACATTAAATTGGAATGAATAATGACATGGAGGTAATGCCATTTTACGCAAATCATTTACTTGCCATGAATTAACAATAATTCTACGCGAATAAGGATCATTTTTAATTAAATCAATCGCTTCTTTTAATGGATCTGTTAATACAGCTCTAGAAATTTCTTGATTATCTTTTAGATATTTTTTTCTCCATTGGCCACCATAAATTGGTCCAAGTTCACCATTTTGATAACCTAATTCAACTGCTTGGTGTTCATAATTATCATCCCAAATAGTTCGTTTATTACTATTTTCACCATGTTGAATTTTTCTTAATTCATTTACATTTGTAGAACCTTTAATAAACCATAGTAACTCAGACACAATAGATCTCCATGGCATTTTTCTTAAAGTACCTAATGGAAATCCTTTTCTTAGATCGAATTTAATTGTATGGCCAAATGAATCAAGTGTATCTACACCGGTTCTGTTCTATTTTAATTCACCAAAATCTAAAACGGTTTTTACTAATTCTTTATATTGTTTCATAAATCTCTCTTAACATAATGATATAAGTTAACATTTTGGTCGATGTTTTTAATTTCAAGTAACTGATAATCTTTAACGAGTTCTTGTAAATCAGCAGGGCTAACCGTGATTAAATCACCCGTGGTGTTAAATTCAGTTTCAAAGATGGTAATATATAGATCTTGAATTTCATAATCATTTTGGGCTCTAGAATGATTACATTCAACACATTCTTCTGTGTGCTCATGATCGTGATTGTCATGAAAATGAAATTGATTATCTAATAATTCCTTAATTAACCCAAACCCACCGATAACAGATACTAAACTGTTCTCTGGTAGATTTAACATTAATTCTTTGAAATCATCAATTGACTGAATTACCATATCAGGCTCATCGCCGTTTTGAGCTTTGATTTTTGATTCTTTTGTACTTAATACATAATTAAGACGGTCCGGTAATTTACTTGGGAATGATTTAAAAGTATTTGAACCCATTACAATAATAGATTTTTCAAAATCATCAGAACCGATTGTAGTTTTTTTGAATTCTTGGAGATCATTTTTATTTCTCCATAACATTTGATGATTTCCTTTTTTACCAAAAACAAAATCATCGCCATAACGATGTAACTAAAACACCTATTGAATTAACGCCATTTGTTTAACCCCTTAACTTTAATTTTTCCGTTATTAAGTAAAATAGCAACATAGATCGCAGCGATTAGATTTACGATAAAAATACCGATGCCGCAATATAACGGAAGCCAGATATAAAATGAAGATAATACTAAAACACCAGCTTCATTTAAAATTAATAATAAAATACTTATGAATAACCCGACTATAATCATTTTCACCTCATAAAATAAAAGCTATGTAACATTTAAAATATAATATTACATAGCTTAAATTAATAAACTTTTATTTTATATTAACCGTTTAATAAGGCTTCTAATTCATCGTCAGACACTGTATCAGTGCTACCTGCTGTTGATTTAGATTCGTAGTCGGTCATTGCTGCATCAAAACTAGAATTACCAGAAATACTTTCTTCTAATTCAGCTGCAGCTGATTTCACTGTGCCGGTGGTTTTTGATTGGAATTTTGCGGTTAATTCTTCAGCAGATTTAAACTTATCTGGTGAAATATAATCCATGATATTATACATTTGAGCAATTAACTCATTTGCATAAGCTTCATCATTAATATTTTCAATTTCAGAAGCCGGCATGAATTTAGAATCATCGTAATTTGCGAATCCTGCAACTTTCTTGGCTTTAAGAATGAAATTACTACCAGTGAATACACATGTTACATCTTGGCCAGGTGTTCCTAATTCAGCGTCACCTGCTGCTTGAGCAATAATTTTATCCATAATTTTTTGCCCGAAGCTAAACACGCGTACTTTGCCGTTGTTTTCTGGATTTGTTGGATCTTTCACAACAAGAATATTTGCATAATAACGGATTTTACGTTTTTGTTTTTTAGCAACTTCTTTATCTTGCTCAATACCAGAATTCCATAAAGAACCATTATGTTCACAAATAGGGCAAGGTAATCCAATTGTGCTTGGACAATTTTCAATAAACCATTTTCCGTTGGCCATTTTAAAGCCATGGGAATAAAGTTTTACGAAAGGAACAGAGTCGGCGATGTTTGGATTTGCTGGTAAAAAACGGATAATTGCTTGACCGTTACCAGTTGCTGGGTCAGTTGATAAAGTCCATTCATGTTCTTTATTTGAATCAAATGAATTTTTTTGTGTTAATTTTTCAAGTTGCTCTTGAAGAGCGGAAGGATTTGCACGTTTAAATGTAGCCATTTTTATTTTCTCATATTATATTATACTATTTTTGATGTTGTACACAGAGCCCGCAACACCTCGGACGAATTAAAATTATATCAAATAAATTACTAATATAACTTTAATGATTCTTTAAGAATTTTAATAACTTCAAGTTTATCTATAACAAATAAATTTTTATATGCTTTAATTCTAACAGAATACTAATCCCAAATAAAATTTTTAGATTCATCTAACATCTCTATGATATTAAAATATGAATCTAATAGTATAAATGTTTCATACTAAATGGAATCATTCTGTAGCAATTTAAATATCATCGGTTCTTTATTGTCTTCTATCAAAAACAAGCTCTTAAACATTCTGCCTTTAGATTTACAAAATAAAATTAAGTTTTGTAAATCCTCTTTAAACAGAATACTTAAGTCATTAAATCGGCTCATATATTTACGGTAAAACATAATAGAATCTTGGTTTAACATATCGCCAATCCATTGATCTTGATTTGCTAATAGATTCACCATAAAAATTTTTTGTTGCTCAAAGATATCAAAACTCTTCTAAATCTTTTCGAAAAAATACTTGTCTTTTCTTTTTTCAAATGAATTTTGCTAGACCCGAATTTTCCACGAATATTTTACTGGATCATAACCTTTCTTAAAAGCGTTTACTAATATCAAATATAGTTTATAGCTCTAAAAAGAGTTTATGTAAATCGGATGCTCTGTTGGATGAATCATCTTTAATAACATTAAGTTTAACCGATTCCATTTTTAATCTGTTAATCAAAACTTCAGAAACTTGATCTTGAAAATCATGATAATCAATATCTTTATCTTCAAGCCAATCAATAATGGCCTCAAGTAAAGTCTATTGATTATCTTTTGCTAATTTTTCAATTTCCAAAGAATTTTGTTCTTTAAGTGTTTGCTAAATTATTTCTTTCTTTTCACGCATTGTTAACTTGGTCATATAAGTCAATCAACTCATCAGTTTCGGCTTCGAATTCATCCTTCGATTGATTGAACATTAATTTTAGTAAAGCATTGAATTTTTTAGGTTCTAAACCCAATTCTTCTTTTGCACGGGTACGAATATCTTTAATAGAATCAGCATATAACTGAACTTTAGATTTAATTTCAACAGCTTCTTCAAGCATTTTCTTTAAATCTTCGCCGTGTACAGATACATTGAATTCAACTTTTTCTTTTTTTGTTCTAGCCATTTTATTGTTCCTTTGTTGTATTTAAATTAAAATTCTTGAATAGATTCTAATAGTTTAGTTAACTTATTACTTAATAAGTACTGATACATTTTAGATTTATTTCCATTCGGAATAACTAATAATTCATTTTCAATTTTATCAGCTTGCTCTTTAGGGATATTTGATAAATCAATTAATTTAACATTTTCATTTAATCTTTCATATAGATCTGTTGATAGCAATTTCGCAACTTCTGGAATTGAACCTGCTTTAATATAAAGATCTAATTCCGATTGTTTAATACTAGGAGCTCGTTTTTGTTCATTTAATTCAGATTGCCCCATGTTTTGATTATAATAAAAATCAGAAGGACATTTAACTGGTGATACTGAATCTTTGCGATCTCCCTTTATAATTTTTGTAATCATATCACCAAATGCAGTTGTTTTTGGCTCAATTTGTTTACCATGAATAAATGAATATTGCTTAGTATATTTTGAGTGCAATTGTGTAAAATCCCCATCAGAACTAACAATCATTGAATGATATTCACCGGTATTTCCTTTTGTCGCAATGTAACCAATAATATCATCTGCTTCTAAACCTGGAATATCAATTACTTGATAACAAAAATTTTCCTTTAGATCTTGAATCAATTCTTTTGATGTTGAAAAAATCATTTCCCAATTTAATTTAGAATCTTCACGGCTTTTTGAACGATGCGCTTTATAAAACGGGGAAATTGTTCTTTTATAATAAGGGATAGATGCATTATCGCAACAGATAATCACATTAGAGTATTTTTGTTTATATTTTTTCAGAACATCTTTTAATGAGCCTAATACTACAGCTTTTACTTGAAATTTAGTTAACTCAGATTGTTCTTGTTCTGTCTTAAAAGACCCAGTAACAGCAGTAATAACTAATTGACTAAAATCAATTAATAACTTATTGTCATTACTTCCAAGTTGACTTTCTAAAATATTTTGTTTCTTAAATGGATGCATAATTTTACCAAAATGAATAATGAATAAATAATTTTAAAATTATACGTATAAATTTTAACTTTAACAGGATATATAAATGACCATCAAAAAACAGCTAAGAGCTACATACGGTTTAGATTAGGCTGGTGAAAAAATCATTAATGTTGGGATGCCTACAGAATTAACTGATGGCGTAAATATCCAATATTTTATTGATAACAACACCGTCCAAGAATATGATCCTACTCGTGGGTATGATGAACATTTTATCGTTTAGTATAGAAGAAAATTATATTCAGCTGCAAGAAAAATAACTAAACCTGCTGGTAATTTTGCTTTACAGGATTGGAATGAAATTCGTGTAGATACATTATGGCAAAGTTTTAATCATCAAAGTACATTTGAACTTTCACCAGAAGCTGGTTCACAAATTTTATATGATGTTCGTTTTGCGTAGAGATCTATTATTTTACCAACAGATCCAACACATGGTGACGCCGTATGGATTAAAGATAATTTCAATGCATTACCATATAATAAATTAACGGTTCATACAAGAAAATTCTAGTTATAGAATGGTTCAGCGGAATTCAGTCCAACCGTTCCTGGTGAGATGAATATGTTCGTTTGGGATGCTGGGCAAAAATATTGGAGAATTTTTAGATTTATTTCTGAATCAACTCAAGACGGTATTAAAAGCACACCAAGATTTAACCAAAACGAAGTGATCCAAGTTGGTGTAAATCAAACGGTTGTGGTGAACTCTTTAGAGAAAAATCATGAAATCAAATTCCCGATTTTTGCAAATGACAACGAAAGAATTACTATTATCGATGAGCATCAAAATTTAGGATAGAATCCACTAAAAATTCATTGCTTCAATAATACATATAAAATCAACAATAAAACTGGCTTTTATATGTTAGATAAACCAGGTGTTACTACATTTATCTTTAAGAAATCTGATAATAATTGGCACCCGGTGTTTGAAGTAACTAATTCATGGAAAAAAATCTCTTAGAATTATAAAACAAAAGCATTTGAGAAATTACATTTACAACCTGCATAGAATATCGAAATTACATTACCTGATAATGCATAGCTAGGCGATGAGATTACTTTAACAAATGCAACGGGTTATCCGTATCAAGTAACTATTATCCCATCCGGCGATCATAAAATTGTTGGTGATATTAATCAATATTATAATAGAAAATATTCTCAATTAACAAAAGGCACTCCTGAGTTAACCAATAGATTCGTATTACCAAATAATGGTCAAGGTACTTTAGTTCAATTAACGTATCTTGAAGATAATAAATGGTATGTATAGGATTTTTAGACAAGAGTTGAACATGTTGATGAGACCGCAAGAGCAAGACCTGGCATTGCAAGTTTAGCTGAACAGGACGAAGTAAATAAAAATCATGAAGATAATCCTAGAGATGACCAGATTATTACTCCAAAAACATTAGCTAATAAAACATAGACAGAAACAAGACGTGGCGTTTAGAGAATAGCTACATTAGATGAAGTAAATCTACCAACATCAGGAAATCATTTACATGATGTAATTGTTACTCCTAAATAGTTGAATAATCGTCAAGCAACTGAAGAGATTCGTGGTTTAGCTGAAATCACTACTAATACTGAAGTAAAAGATAATAATAACGATACCCATATTATCACGCCTAAGAAATTAGATCATAGAAGAGCTACAGAGACACTTTCCGGGGTTGCCTTATTGGTTAATACAAATAATCCAACAAGTGCATCTAGCAGAACTACAGAAGGGACTGGTGTATATAAACATCTAACAAATAATATTGATATCATTACGCCAAAATCATTATCGCAAGCGCAAGCTACAGAAACTTCTAAAGGTGTTGCATATATCAGTACACAATCAGAAGCAAATGAAGCAAAAGAAAATGCTTAGGATTCTGTAATTATTACACCTAAAAAATTAGCAAACAGAACAGCTCTTGAAAATAGAACTGGTGTTGCGAGAATGGTTAACAGAGCAGATAATGAACATAAGAAAAATATAAATGATTCATTACACTCAGAAGTGTTTATTACTCCAAAAGCATTAGCTGAACGTGAAGCAACCGAAAATTTATCTGGTATTGCATTTATCGCAACGCAAAATGATGTAGACCAAGGTGAATTAGATACTAAAATTCTAACACCGAAAAAATTTAAAGCATATAATAAATATGATCATTTTATTACACAAACGAATTCTGGCATTGAACATTCCGGTAATATTTGGGATAAAGTTACATTTAACATCAGAGAATCTTCCGAAACTCAAAGAGGTACTTTAAGAACTGCTACCCAAGATGAATCAAATGTTAGAACAAGTCAAGCATCTGATTTGTTATATATTACTCCTAAAAAATTAAATGGACGTAGAGCAAAAGAAGATCTTGAGGGTATCGCAAGAATCGCGACTAACCAAGAAGTTGATGCAGGAACATTAAATGCTGAGCAATTTATTACTCCAGCAAAACTAACAAGATGGACCAGAGTTTCAGCAAATGCACAAGCAACAGAAGAAAATCGTGGGGTTGGTAAAGTTGCAAATATTCAAGAAGCTTGGGTAGGTAATCAAACAGTTGGCTAGACTAAATCATATCAAGATTACTCTGACCAATATATTATTACACCAAGAAAACTTAATTATACTTTACAAAATTATTTACCATTAAAAGGTAAAGCATTTGATTAGGACAAGCTTGACAATTTAGATTCTACACAATTTTTAAGATCTGATGTTGATGCAACAAGTACCGCTAAACTTACAGTTAATAAACAAACTAGAGTCGGCGCATTATTTTTAAATCCAATTGCTAATACAGAAACTGCATTAACTACTAATGTAATTAAAGATAAAACCGGTGGATTGATTTATCAAAATGGCGCTAATTTTACATTTGATAATAACATAGAAAACGCTGACAAATTTATCTTTGAAATAAATGGATAGCAAAAAGCGGAATTAACTAAAAACGGTGAATTTAAAACCACAACATCTGATACTACAAATGTAAATACCCAAAATTTAAATGTTACAAATACAATGACATTTAAAAATCGTTAGTTCGATGATTACTTTGTTAAATCTGATGGCCACACAATGACCGGTGAATTAACTGTTAGAAAAAATGGTTCTGTAACTGTTGGTAATGCTGCTGTTAAAACAAATCTTAATAATCAAAATTGGGATTTAATTAATAACAATGGTTTTTAGATTAAACATAATAACCAAGATGTTTTAAGTTTCACTAATCAAGATGTTGCCACATTTAAATCTGCAGTAAAAGTTGGAAATACAGAAGTCATTGACTAGTCAGCTAAAATTGATTATCAAAGACTTAAAAATGTTCCGCAAGCAAATATTGCTCAATTTGGGGTGATTAAATTATCAAATGAATTAGATGATTCATCTGAGCAATTAGCACCTTAGATGAAAGTATTTGCTGATTTAAAAGCTATCGTTGACCAAAAAGCAGATACTGTTGGTTAGTCGTATAAAAACCTTAGAATTAAAGAATATCTTCAAATCGGGAATATTCGACTAATCCCAGATTACGCAAATAAAACAGTGAAATTTGTTTGGGTTGATACTTAGGAAGAAGCTGTATAATGAAAACATTATTTCAAATATCACAAATCGGAGTTCAAGGTAAAATAACCGAGAACTCCGGTTATAAAAAGAAAATTTATATTTAGAAAAATGAACAAAAATTCTCTACTAATATAAAAGATTTTATAAATGGCGAATATAGAGATTCTTTGTCTTTAAGAGAATTTTACGGGAACGCAGGTTTTCTTTATGCAACAAAAATTAACTTATAGAATAATCAATAGAATTCATATGATTTTAAAATTAACTAGAATACATTTTTTCAAAATTTTAATCGTGTAATTAATGATTTAAATGATGATAATTATATTCTTTGTCTTTATTACGAAAAGAAAAAAGACGAATCATATCAGATTACGCAAGAATTATATGATTACTTGGTAAGTTTAGGGTAGAATTAGTTTTATCCAGTAAATTCAGAAATGAACCCATATTTTGGATTTTGCGGAATAATTCATAAAGGAAAATTTGTTGCTCAGTAGTGCAGTTTTATTCAAAATACATTTGATCTGGAATTTTTTCTAAATACAAAAAATGATATAGGTTAGTCTGATTTTGGAAAAAATTTAATCCCAGATGATAAAGTTAATTTTTAGACTAGAAAAGAACAAGAAATTATTTGCGAATTTCCAACACCTAATGCAAAATTTCTTCATTTATCTGGAATGATTAAAAAGAATATGAATGTATTATCTGGTCACCCTGACTAGATTTTTACAATTCAGTATCTAAACGAGCAAAATACAGTTTTAAATTCCCATGATTGTCAAATGAAATCTGCTTATACTTTTTAGGATATAGAACTATATTAGTTAGTAAACAAATAGTCTAGAAAAGTTAAAGTAATAATGCAATGTAAAAATGCATTAACAGTCCCAGGTGATTTAGAAATAAGAAATCTACAGTTATTTGAATAGAATGGAAAATTTAATCATCAATCAACGGATGATAATTATAAAAATAATGATTTTTTAACGGCTATCTCAGAAGCAGGTATTCAAACAAATTAGTATAATGAGTCAATTGGTTTCAATCCTAGAAATTTTGAGGAATATAAACAAGAATATAATTCGCAAATGAATTTATATAAAGGTAAATAGCTACCTGTTGTTGTTGAAGAACCTATTAAAATTTTTAATGAAATTATTGATAGCAATTCTTTAAGAACAGTTATTAAATAGACGAATAGACAACACCAGATTACATTACCTTAGGTAAACGTAAATTCACATTAGTCATATATATTTGGCGTATGGATTAACACAAAGAATAATTAGAATATCAAGTTATAGGTTTAGTGTTAGCAAAAAACAAGAACTTTAGACGGAATTGATGTTATTAAAAATCAATAGATTTTACTTGATGAATCTGATATTACCCATCAAGATTATAGATTCTATTATGGATTTGTTTATCCGTATGGCTTAAGAAAATATTCAGCACAACAAACTAAAGATTTGTTGGCTAAAATAGATCAGTAGTTATCTGAAATTTAGGTAAATCATTCTAACGAATAGAAAAGAGGTATTATCTGTTTAGAAAAAACTGATTTTACATTTACTCCTACAATTAGTTTTACATAGGAATAGCAAGTTTCAGGAACTATTGTAATGCCAATCTTTAAGGAATTATAGATTGCATAGTTCAGAAGAGATTAGATAACAGCATTAAATCTTGAGGAGCGCACTTTCTAAAGATAAATAAATTTAAGGAGAATAATATATGACATTATATTTAGTATTATTAAGCTCATTACCGATATGGCCAATTCTAATTCAATTATTGATTATAGGCTATCAGATACTAGAGCATAGTTGCGAATATCATGGGCATAGAAAATAGGTAAAATAGAATTAAAATGGAAAATGCTAACACTTAGATTTTATAGCAATTTCTCGATTTTTTCTAGACTACAAATAAATAGAATTTTTTCGTAAGAGTTGGATCTGTTTTTGTATTAATTCTTTAGGTATTTTTGTATAATCAACAAGATGCATTAGTTTCAGTGTGGAGAGAATCTAGACTTGAGAATGTATTAGAGAATATACATAAAAAAAGAGTTGAAGAATATCCAGCGACAGCAAAAGAACAAGTTCAAATTTAGTATTAGGTTATCAAGCCGGATATTGTTTTAGTTTATGAATATCACCCATTAGGAAAAAATAATTTCGCAAATGTTGTTGAATATGAAGGTGTGCTGCCAGAAAACACTACGCCAGAATAGTTAAAAACAATACCTATTAATAAATAGTAGAAAGAATATGTTGAGCATATTACAGGACGAAATTACGAAGGTGATCCCCAAGATCGGGCACTATTAATTAAAAACTATCTTAATCAGAATGTTAAAAAAATTTATTAGTGCCCGATTTATAACTTAGATAATATATATTCAGGTCAGGTAACATACATTTGGTATAAAGATTCTGATATTTAGAAAATAAATAGCGAAACACTTGAAGCTCAATGTACGTAGTCTGCTAGAATTTTAGGTCGTGCTAAATAAAGGGTAGATTTCTACCCTTTTATTATTTCAAAAATTCATCATATAATTTAATATCAAAACCGGGTTCATTACAGAATTGAATAATATTTTCATAAGGAACCCAAACTGAAATAGATGGATTATACTTATAATAATTAATACCTTTCGAAATCAAATCAATTAACCAAACTTCATCTTCATGCAATACGAAAATTTCATTTTTATCAGATCGTTTAATTTTAATCTTTGAATCTAAATTAATTACTTTAAGTAACGATTCAATAGCCTGTTTATGTAATACTGGAATAAATGCGGAATTCATTTTTAATCCTTAAAGTCAGATAACAAATTAGTGTCGGTTTTATCAAATCGGAAGCAGGTAATTCTAGGTAAGAATAATGAGTATTCTTCTTTATCTTTTGATTTAATAATACTATTACATTTTACCGTAACAACTTTGCCAATTAACTCATTATTCATTGCGGCTTTATAAGCTCCGCTACGGTCCATTAAATCATCAGTATTTGAATCCTTAAACCCAGAACCAACTGATACTTTAATTAAACCATCATCAGATTCAACTAACAATGCACCAATTTTATTAGGTTGTTTTGAGTGTAATTCATATCCAACAATTTTTAAATCAACATCAAATTCATCTTTAAATTTAAATGCATCTTGGGATCGTTTATTAACCCATCGCATAAACTGGTTTTTTAAGATAATTCCTTCATACCCAGCTGCACGATATTTTTTGTATAAATCTTTTGCTTCTTGTAATGACTTAACAATATAACTATCAACCTTAATAACATTAAAATTATCTATTACATTATCTAGTTTATTAAAACGCTCAAAATACATAGTTGTATTTGATTCTTTTTGGTATTCATCTAAATCTATAAAATCCCACACAACATATTGAAGATGTTTAGACTCTTCTGGAAGGATTGTTCCTTGAATAGATTTATTAACTATCCCATTAGATAATTGACGTTCTTCTGGCGATGTAGAAAGTGAATTTTGACACTTATCTTCAGATGGATTGTAAATAATTTCGCCATCTAATACAAAATTACCAGAAATATTTTTTAATACATTTTTAATATGATCTAATCCAAGGTATTCATTACCGGATCTTGTTAGAATTTTAATATCTTGATTTTCTTTAATTAAAATTGCTCTAGCACCATCTACTTTTAATTGGGCAATAGCTGGGAATCTGATATTTTTATCAATTTTCTTTTGGTCAAATGCAGACACAAGCATTACTTTTGGTTTTTTGATAATTCCAGGGAAAATCTTTTCTACTAAACCTTCATTTACACCTGCATTTAAATCACGCGACAAAATACATTTCATAAGATCGCTATACCCAGAAATTTTAGCTGAGCTCATGATATAAGAAACATATTCAATCGCAGCATTTCCGGTATAAGTTCGGTCAACCAATCGATCTAATAAAGAAATTAGATTAGAACACGGTAATCTTTCAGCGTCTAAACCAAAAACGTCAACCATTTCTGGAATTTTTTTAATACCATAAGTATAAGTCACATTATCATAGGTATAAGCCAAAATTTTCTTAAGTAATTCTTGATCTTTAAATTCTTTTAATAATTTAATCTTTTCAGATGATTTAGTTGTAGAACGTAAATCTTTAAGTAATTTATTTACCATGAAATTCTTCCCATACTTCACGTACTAATTTAGCATCATATTGTCCTTTATGATAGCTAGACAAATATTTCATAAGTTCACCAAATGATTTATAATTATCACTAGAAAAAATTTCAGTGATATCTTCTTTTGATAATTTAACCGGCAAATATTTCTTAATAACTTCAAGTTCATCATTTAGTTCTTGAACAAATACCTTGTTACTAGAAAATGAATCGATATTTTTTAGCAGATTCTTTTCATAACGTAAAATAATATCCATCATAGCAGATTCTTGCTTATCTTCTGGTAATTTTTGAAGCTGAATAGAATCTGCTTCTGATAAAAGCATCGTTAGAACTTTAGTGTCAATTTCTTTTCGAAGTTTTCTTGCTTCTAATTGATCTGTTTTAATTTTTTGGTATAACATATTAATAACCTTTTAAATTTTCAATTGCCGTTTTAATTTGTTCTTTATTATAAGGAGTAAGATAGTAAGAACTATTAAACTCAAAAAACTCATCTAAAATCCTTTGATATTTTTTAATATAATTAATCTTTTCATCTTTTGAACTAAATGATAAATTAATTATCGCTTCTCTGACTGAACATTCCCATTTCTTTGATAACAAAATTGCTAATAAAATATCTTCTAATTCAGATAAACTATTATCTACTTTTTTGGAATATCTTTTCGTTTTTGTTGTAATACTTCTTTGTAAAAAATCAAAATGGGATTGTTTATCTAAAAATTTAGTTCTATTAGCAAAACCTGTTGCAAGAATACAATCTACATTTTGAGATAATAATCTATTTACCATAAACTCGGAATAATTATTTTCAACTTGTATTCTATCATATGAACTTGAAATTTTATTAATGTAATCAAATAAGGAATAGCTAGATTTTTTGTGTTTTTCTTCAGGTTCTTCTTGACTTATGGAAATATTATTTCCACCCATTAGTTTATCTAGCATACAAAACTCACTTAAATGATAAAGTTAACATCAATTGCGCTAACATATAAGTTAATTCAATTTGAAGGTCCGCGACTAAATTATACTGACGATTGCTATCCCCGATAATTGTTAATAAATCCGGAATACTTGCAGGTTGAATTTCTTTATATAGTGTTTCTTGAAGTTCACGTAAAAAATCTGGATAATTTAAAGCATATTTTTGAGCATATACTTTTAGTTCATTAAATTTTTTACTTTTTAGGGCTTCAATAACACCTTCAATAGAATCATTTTGCACAGCAGATAAAATAGAGCTATCGATTACGCCAGATCTACCAAATTTTTGTAAAGAACCAATTAGTTGTCTGATATCTGGAAAGAATTTATTTACTAATTCACGAATAATTTGTGCATCTGTAACTTGAACATTTTCATTCTTTAAAATAAAAACAATTCTTTTGAAAATTTGTTTAATAACATCTTGTTTTTCTGTTTCATCAACAAGATCCGCAAATTCAATCGTTTCACATCTAGACTTAATTGGGTTAATAATATTTTCAGCATCATTTGCGGTAATAATAAATGAACATGATTTTGAAAATTGTTCCATTAATGGTCTTAGAATTTTTTGTTTATCAACAGCATTCCCACGGTCAAACTCATCAATAATAATGACTTTATGTTTTCCATCAATAGATTTTGTTGCTGCGAATTGTGGAATTTCATTTCTAAATGAATCAATACCAATTTCAGAGCCATTCAAAAACATATAATCTACATTAAGATCATTAACTAATGCTTTAGCAAAAGATGTGTTATGATGAATTAATCCATTTGGAGTAACATATAAATGTGGGTCTTCAATTCCTATATCATAAACAGTTTCGATATCTTCAATCGGTTGAATATCAACAACTTCATCAATTTCTTCATTAATACATAATATTCTTCTACCCAAAGAATCTTTTGCATATAATTTATTACCAAACTCATCTATTAAAAAATGCTTAGAACCACACTCCAAGGAGCGCCCAAACTTTGTTGATATTTTAATAATAGAATCTTCTTTTCTAACGGTTCCTAATAGTTTTGTATAATCACCATTTGGGGTTTGAATAAAAATATCTAAACTGTTATCAACCCATTCATTAATTTCTGAATCAAATACATTTAAAAACTTAAATAAATTTTCAAGGGATATTTTAATCTTTTTCATTTTTTATTTTTTCCATAACTCTTAATAAAAGATCGTTTTTTATTTCATCCTAGTCGTTATCAAACACGCAAAAATATTCAAACCCATTATAAGTAGCGGCTAATTTTTTATGTTGATCTTTGCGATAAGCATTTTCATAAGATATATTCTAGTATAAACCAACCCATTTAGTTTCATTTTCTCTAGGATGAAATTTATGGCCGTTAAACTCAAATACTATATTATATTCCGGAATAGTCAAATCGTAAAAATATAACTTATTTTCGAAAATTATCTAATATTCATTCTCAGCATAAAATATTTCAATATTATTTTTCAAACAATAGTCAATAATAGGAGAAAAATAATTTATAGCAGCAAACTAATAACTATTCTTAAATCTCTATCTTTTGATAATTTCAGCTCTTTTAGCAGCCCAATCATTCCCGAATTTACGTTTAGCCCATTCTATTGATCTAGCATCTTTTCGTTTATTAATTTCATTAATATTAGGTAGCTATTGTAAAGTATTTTGCCATTTATCTTGTCTTTCTTTAAACTTTTTTAAACCAAGTTCTTTTCCATATTTTTCTATGCAAATTTTCTTACTGAATGTAGTTTGACGTAATTTTACATAATATTTAGCTTCTTCTTCGGAATAACCTAAATTTAACCAATACTAAATCTAAACAGGATTTTTTATTACCCGTTCTTCTTTTGTATATTTTTCATAATATTTTTTAGAATTATTGCGCTGAATTTCAGATATCTTTTCTAGAGATTCTTCCTCGGAATAACCACGTTCAACCCAAAACTCCTTACGAAAACACTACCCAGATTTTTTAATATGAAGATCTTTTTGTAATTTAGCATTATAATTAGCTTCTTCCTCGGAATAACCACGTTCAACCCAAAACTCAGTTAAAAATCTTTTGCTTAGATTATTTTTAAAATAATTTAAAACAGCAGGGTCCCTAGGTTTATATATTTTAAGATCCCAAAAATATCTCGATATTTCTATAGACATATTTTCACATACAAATTTTCTTTTCCAAAACTAAGGATGAATTGGATATTTGCTTAATATTGAGTCATTCAGTTTAATAAATTCATCAAACTAAAATGACTTATATTTATATAAATTCTAATTTTGGGAAACATCTAACATTATAATTACTTCCTTATTTTATAAGTATATTTTATAATATTATTTATTTCCCAATGCCTGGTGTTTTAAATGTAATTAGAATCTTTCATTTTTTGATAAATTTCATCTGAAACAACAAGTTCCAATTCTTCAGTTCCTCGTAGACATTTACCTGTACCCGGCTGCTTAGACACCAACAATAAATTAGGGATTCTACCCGATTGAATAATCGCATTAAAGATTTTTTTAACACGTTCCGGAGCAATTAAATCTTCAACCGTTTGTGGGCGATAACGTTGAATCCAGAGATGTTCGTTTAAGTCAATTTTTTTCATTAGATCACCTGTGTTAAGTATAAAATTCCTAAGATCATAAATGCAATTACACCAAGTTTAATAATGACATTTAGAATCCAGTCAATAGATTTAGCAATAAAGGTAAGTAAAATCATTTTAGTCCTCATAAAATAAAAGGGATAATATATTTTATTACCCCTTAGAGAAAAATTAACTTACATTAATAGTAAATATAACTTCATTGCAAACACTGCAGTTAATCCTAACCACGTTCCAAAAATCAACGAAGTACTTAAAATGATATATAATAATCCAATTACATGTTTCATAGTTCAAAATCGTGAGAACTTGTTTCTTGTAACGCAAGAATATAAGAATGTTTATCTTCTTGATCTTTAGATTCAAAACGGATTGCACCGGCAGCTGCAATTTGAACAATATAATCACTTTTCATAAAGTTCATTGTTTTGATATCTAATTGAAAATCAAATTTATTATCACCATCATAGTCTTGGATTTCGATGGCAAAAGCATTACTATTTTTAGATTTAGTTTCAAATGCTTTAAGGATTAATTTACCGTTTTTTGTAGTAATAGATAATGTATCTAAACCAAGTGCCTGAGATGCTTTTGTGATTTGGCTTAATTGATCATTAGTTAATTCAAAAATCACATTTGCAGCAGGCAATTGTGGACGTTTTGCTGGATATGCAATAATAGATGAATCTGAAAGATGATAAGTAACTTCAGTTCCATTACCTGCAATAGTCAATACTTCGCCATCTGATGTAATTTCAGCATCTTCACCGATTAATGATAAAACACGTAAGAATGCAGATAATGAATAAATACACCATTCTTCTGTAAATGTTTCCTTGATTTCAGATTCTGCATATACTGTATTATTAATCTATTTAGTCATTAACAATGAGCCGGCATCAATTTTAATCGATGGATTAATTTGTGCAAAATTCTATAAAATTTCACGAGTTTCTTTACTTAGTTTCATTAAATTTCTCCAATAATATTCTTTAAGTTGATTTTAGCAGGTTCTTGTTTCTTTGGGAAATCAAGTCTCTGTTTAATATTATCTTGTTTTACAAAATTCTAACTTGATAATTCTAATTTATTTTCTAAATATTTTTTAATCTGTTCACCAATGTATCTTGCAGTTGATACTGGGACATTTTGCGTTATATGCTACCATTGACTTTTTGGGTTCAATAACTCAAAATCATGAGGATGACCCATTAACCATAATAATTCACGAATTGTTAAACAACGTTCTTCTGTAGGATGAATCGTTTTGCCACAGTTTTTTCCGATAATTGCATTTGTAAATTTACCTTCGTTTGGTAAATATGGAGTTGAATCCCAATATCCCAATCCTTGCTAAACTTTGTTTAAACAATGATTCTATATTCTAACATAGTTATCATTTTGTTTTTCTGTAAAATATTCAACGGCTTTATCAAATCCAACTTTTTCCGTTAACTGCAATGCAGTCCATGATGTTTTCTTAGTTCCTTGTGGAACAATTTTTTCAATAGCATCAGAGAATTTAGACTAATTAGTATAATCAAGAATAAATTGATAAAAAGGATCATTTGTCCCGCCCCATCCTATATTTTGATCATGATGGACGCTATCTTTAGGAATTAAATCTAAATATTCAGCAAGTTCTTTAAATTCTTTACTTTCATATTCAAATAACCCTGGATTTGTGTCTCTATAGAACATAATAAATGTTCGTTGTCTAGACTGAGGTATTCCATGTAATAATGTATTTGTTTTTACTAGCTGAATAGAATAATTATTTTTAGATGAAATTTCCTTTAAACGTTCTACAACGCCTTCTCCAGTTAATGTATATGCGGCAGGAGCATTTTCAAAACATACAACTTTTGCTCTTGTGTTAAATCCTAGTTGAGTTAAATTATACATGTTTTGATTCTGATCATTATTAGGATCACCACGTTTTTTAGAGCCTGATGATTGCGCATTTAACATCTATAAACCAGCGCAAACAGCAACATGAATCAAAACATCAATTCCTTCATCAACTAATTTATTATAAATTTCTTCAGATTTTTCATCTAAAAATTTTGTATACTAAACATCCATATTAATCACAGGAATATCCAGTTTACGAATATTATTCATATAATTAATATAATGCTAATCATTTTTAAACCCAGCTGAAATAATTGCTAGCGGTGGAACGCCTAATGCTTTTTCAAATCCTAAAGCCATTCCACCACATAAAGGCTGAGCAACTACCCATTTAATACTCAATTAAATTCCCTCATTATAGTATCTGAAATTGTTTTTCCATTTATATCATTTTCAGTTATAAATTTATTTTGCAATTCAGTGATTAATTTTACATAAAAATCATTATCAGATTTTATAATATCTATACGTTCTTTTAACTGATTAGGAGATTCAATTCTTAAAAAGTCCGGTATATCCAAATTCTTTTGAGAATCATAATCAGGATGGAAGAATGGAATAATTCCATTATTAATTAACTCAATATATTTTGAAGTAACCCAACCAGGTGAAATTGGAATAATAAAACTAAATTTAGATTTTTTTGTAATATCAACAATTTCAGTAAATGGTTTAGGACCTTTGAATCTTAAGTCATTTTTAGTTTCTTCAGAATACCATTCGCCGTAAATATTAACATCATCAAAAAAGTTCAACACATATTTCTTAAGCTCTGGGTATCTAGATTTTACACCATTTTTTCCTTCATTTAATATAATGTTGAAATCATTATTTTTATCTTCAAAATTTTTATTTGTTTTATTGTTAAACAACATAATTTTTTCAACACCAGAATATTCTGAATTAATTGTCATATCAATTAAATCATTATCATTGTCTGGCGGTAATTTTGAAAACACTTTTTTAACAAAAGATTCATTATATTGTGACAAATATTTTAATGGTTTGTTTGTTAGATCACGAACATCTTTTAAGTAATATCTTGGATCGTTACATACACCAATCCATTTTACATTAGAGTTATTTAGATAATGAATAATAGGAGCGCAATAACTTTTCGCAAAGCCAAGTCTCGGCCAATATTCTAAATTTTTTCTACATGTTGGGCCTAAAACAATAATAGCTCCAGCAATATCTTTATCTTTTAATGTATCAGTAAAAAAACTATCGTGCATATTTTTTAATGGGCCTAACGATTTTAACCCATTAATAATATTTGATGGTTTATTAAACTGCACCTTGTCAAAATCATTTGAACTAATTAAAATAAATGTATCGTTTGGGTTTTGCTCAGCTAATTTAAGTATTAATGATGGAGCTTCATTATCACCACCAGTAGCTCCCCATTTTTTACTATCAAATTTAATTGCTTTACCGATCTTACCAAACACATATGTTTTACCTGTTTGTTCGGGTTTCTTATCTTCAATTAGATTTTCTAAGAAATTCATTTACAATATTCCGTATAAATTGTTTTAAAAATATTAAAGTATATTTTTTGATTTTGTTTATTATGAGCATGCAAAGGAATCATTGATAAAAATAAAGACGCACAAATATAATAAATTAATTTGATTTCGTTTTTATTATATCTACGATTTACTTCATCAATAAACAGATGTTTAATTGATTCTTTACCTTCATTATAAATCACCGTGTTTTTATTTGAATCTACTAGGTAGAGTTCCGTGTCAATAAAATCATAATCAAACAATGCGCTATGCATTAATTTAGCAACTTCATAATAATGAGAACCAAAAATTTCGCCGCGTGGGTCAATTAATCTAAAATCATTATTAGAAATATTATACAAAATATTACTAAAACAAAAATCACCGTGCATTACGCATGGTATATCTTGGCTATCAAGAATAACATAATAAAAATTAGTTAAGAAATTATTAATTAATATTTTATCATAATCATCTGATAATTCTTTTGTTCTATCAACTGTCTTTTTGTATATTTTATTCAAATAATTTTCTTTGACGGTAAATTCTTTTAATTTAGCATGGTCCAAGTAATCAAACAGATAATTGAATACATTAATATAATCTTCTTTTTCTGATGAAATAAACAAATAGAAATCCCTTAAAGTTGGGTATTTAATTGTTTCCATTGTGTATGAAGTTTCTAACAAATTAAGAGAATACACTCTAGGAGTAAATCTTTTAAGTTCATCAGGAATATTCATAAACCAATTATATTCATCAATAATTTTTTGACGTTTAGATGTGCTCAATTTTGTAATCTTATAGTCATCTTGAGTTAATTCATTAAATGATCTTGATTTTTTGATTGAACGATTTTCTAAATATTCTTCTAAAGTTCCAAAATCAATAACATCAATAAATTTTACATGTAAATCGAGTTTTTGTAAAACTGTTGAGAATTGAAATTCATTTTTTGTTTTTTCGTTATTAGAAAATTGTTCTTCTAATAATTTTTTCACTTTATTGATATCTTTAAGATAATAAATACCACTTACCGCTAAATCTGTGTCAGGTTGCTCATCTGGCTTATCAATAAAAGAAATTACCTTTCCGGATTGGTTGATTTCAACCATACACCATCTAGAATAATCGGGAACTTTCTTAACAGAAATAAATTGATTATCTAAAACAAATTTAGAATTAGGTAGAATATCACCTAAAATAATTAATAAATTATCATTAGTTGTATAATCATTCAATCCTTCATATATCGCGCCAGATAAACCATTTAAAGTTGTTTGTTCAAACAGTTTAACATCAGTGTGATTATACGCATCTAAAAAATATTTTACTTTCTGCTGCTGATGCCCAACAATAACTCTGATATCAAGTTCTTTGTTAGAAAAATTTTCTTTTATAAAATTAATCTGATGAACTAGAATGGGGACTTCTTTATATGGTAAACAACTTTTTGGATATTGTTTACCTAATTCCCAAAAACGTGTACCTTTACCAGCTGCTGGTATAATAACGATTAGTTTTTCTTTCATAATAATTTCTCTAATTGTAAAATATCATTAGGCAATAATGATAAGTCATCAACATAATATAAAGCTAAATCTTTATTAAAAGATAATTCATTATACAACACATTATTATCTGATAACCATTTCTCAATAATAGGTCTATATTTTTTATCAGCTTGTTCTCTAGATTTACATGATAAATGACCACGTGCTGTTAATATTTTGATATAAAAACCATTTTCATATAATTTGTTAATAGTTTGTATTAATGATATATTAGGTTCACATTTAGAAATATCGGAGGTGTCATCTGTTTTATGCAAACCTATTGTATTATCAAAATCAAAAATAATTTTATTTGTTTTCATTTAATTTATTAAGTAACTCAGTTAAAACAACATCATCATATTCGCCATGTTTATTTATGATTGGTTTTTTAAGCTCAATTTTGTTGAAGTCAAAATCATGTTTCAACATATCTTCAACTAAATCAAAATCAGGCTCATAAATGTGAAGTGACATTGCATTATGATAATAATATCCTAGTTCTAACTCATGATAAACTTCTTTTAATAATAAAAACATATTTTGAAGTAATAACATAAAGAAAGGAATATCAAACGTTGTTCCTTTAATTAAATCATTAGATCTCATATTAACAATTAAATGAAGCTTATTTTTTCTAATAAAAAATTGCAAAAAACTTGTGCATGGTAAATCTTTGTTTGATTCATATTGAAACTTAGGAGAACCGATATACATAATTGCTTGACGAGTATCTTTATCTTTAACTAAAGAATTATACGCCCATTCCCATTGCGAAATACCATATTCATTTTGGTCTTTGAATAAACGATAACCATAAGCAGAATTACATGTTCCATCTTTATTTGCAATATGTTTCCAAAACGAACTATATTCTACAATATCGCTTAATTTATTAGACCCAGTAAAATACCAGTTTAATTCTCCAATCAAATAATTCATTGGAGTCTAACGAACTTTATTTTTGAAAATAATATTTGTTGGATCTTTAAAAAGATACTATGCGTTTAAAATTTCTTTAATACCTTTACCGCGTGGAGATGAATATTCTCCATCATTAATAACATCAGATAGCATCTGTTTATATGTATAATTCATTATTGTTCCTTATAATATTGTCTAACTTCAGATAATGCTTTACCTAAAAGATTTTGGCCTTTCCAAAACTTTTCTGGTGTTTGCTCAGCATCATATTGGGATAAACCTATACCCCATATTCTATCATAAGGGGATGCTTCAACAAACTTACCATCTTGTAAAATAAATGGCTTTAAATTTGAAGAAAATTTAGCTTTTAAAATTTCAACCATTATTTTATACCGAACGGAATCCCATTTATCTGTATAATTTTTGACTTTGCGTCCAAGCTGTTTAATTTTATTTACTTCAGCAGTCCATTGATATTTTAATTTTGTATTTACTAAAATATCGTTTCTAGTAATAGCGCCTTTCACAAATAATCTGAATAATTCTGAATACTTAGTGAAATCCAAAATTTCTTTCATAATCTCGGTATCGCCAAAATATTTTGCTTTTTCATACATAAAAGCTTGTTCAGAGCATACAAATAGTTGATTATCATACTCAAATTTTGAGGGGTGAAAGTTTGAATAAACGTCACTCATACCCCAGAAAAATATATATTTGTTCATTTTTTAATCACTCAGTGAGATTTTTTAATAATTTCTTAAGTTATCTATTTACATTTTTTCTATATATGGTATTATAACCACATAAACAAACAAATAAACTTAAACAACAAACAAGGAGCTTATCATGGCTAAACAACAAAAAATCTACAAAATTAAAACAGTTAATTTTAGAAATGGTTCCGAAAGAATTTCGGAAGGAACTTTAGAAGAATTAATTGAAGGTAGCCGTTATACATTGGAATGTGGTAAATCGTATGAACATGAAAAAGGTAATAAGAAAATTAATCTTAATCCAAAATCAATTAAAGCATATATTACTGCATTAAACAATGCACGAAATAATTCTGCAGCAAACGGATGGTCAAATTATCATTCGGAATTAGTTGAAGAATAATTATTAAAATTAAAAAGAAAAGGCAGGATAATTCCTGCCTTTATTATTTGGAGACTAGTGTCGGATTCGAACCAACGAATAATGGATTTGCAATCCACCGCATTAGACCACTCTGCCAACTAGCCATTTATTAACCGCCCTTGAAGGACTTGAACTATTAAACTACAAGGGCGATTTTTGTTAAGCAGTTTAAACTCATACTAAGGACGCTGGATTTTCTTACTTACTAATGAGAATTGGATGCCAAACCCTAAGTAAGAAATAAGCACCTAAATCAACTACGACAACCAGTTTCACCGAAGTTAGTATCTTGCTTATTAAATTTTTAATTTGGTGCCGGAAGCAGGATTTGAACCCGCACGTTTTTCAACACCAGGACCTAAACCCGGCGCGCCTACCAATTACGCCATTCCGGCACTATCGAACGAATTATACCATCATTTAGAAACTTAAAAATCAAATCCGTTCAAAACACATTTTTAATATAATCTAAATGACGTAAAAATGGTGGGAAGTGTTGGTAACGATCCAACCTCTTCTGCTCTTCAGGCAGACGCTAATCCATCTCAGCTAACTTCCCAATTTATTTTACAAGTAAATCAGATTTCATAATCGCTAAATTATGATTTTAGCAAGCATATCTGCAGTTTAGCTCAAACCCTACCTCGGATTTTACAATATATAACTTCACTTGAAAAAGTCCTTGATTATATATCAACTTCTTGTTTCGTCAAACAAGACTGATTTACTTATAAAATAAATTGGTCGACAGAACTCGATTCGAACGAGTAACTCCGGCTTCCCATGCAAATATAAAAATATGCTGAAAGAATTTTAGATCAAAATTCGTTTATAACGGCATTTTTCCTAATTAAACTATCTGTCGAAATTTGGTCCCCGGGGTGAGACTCGAACTCACAACCTCTCGATTATGAGTCGATTGCTCTAACCAATTAAGCTACCCGGAGATTGATGTATTTAATTATACATCAAATTTATTGTTGATAACTTTAAAACCAGCTGATTTAAAATATTCTTCAATCACATGGCTATATTTTCTGTAAAGAACAGAATGATCGAATAAAACTGGATCATTAATACCATATAATGATAGCGTATCCCAATTAATTGATTGATTTAAATCACTAATTACAGCAACATTAGCATTATGGCCAAATAAACGTTTATAATGATACTTCAATGGCTCAGGAACAACAAAAAATACTCGGCCTTTTAATGATAAATCATTAACCTCTTTAACAGTTCTTGTTGTTCTTCCAGTTTGACGAAGGATTTCTTCAATCATTTTCGGTTACCTCTAATATACTAAATCTACCTTTCTTAATAACTTCAATATGTCTATTAAAATCATCAGAAAGTTGTTCTCTATGTGAAATAATATACACATTAGAATCTAAACTATCTAAAACAGATTTTAATCCACTTACACCGGATGAATCAATCGCTGAATCAAAAACTTCATCTAATACTAATAAGTTAATATTAGTGCCAGAAATAATTGAAGCAATATCTCTCCATGTAAACATAATTGCAAGGTCTACCCGAGATTTTTCACCTTGGCTGAAAGAAAAATAACTTGATTTCTCTCTGCCTGCACCACGAATTTGTTCATTAAATTCATTATCTAATAAAAACATATAATCAGCACCTAATAACTTTAAGTACATATTAATCTTTTTATTAATAACCGGAACAAATTTTTTGATAACGGTTGCTTTAATACCAGAATCTACTAATAAAGTAGATAAAACTGTTCTCAAATATTTTTCATTAAACCAATTTTGTTGTGATAATTCTAAATCTGAAATAGAAGCATTTAACTCATTTATTTTGTCTTGAACAGAGGAATCTACAACAGTTTCTTTGTTTAATTCTTCAGTTAATTGTTTTACTTCTTGAATAGCTGTAGAAAATTTGGTATTCAATTCAACTAATTTTAGATTATGATCTGATAGTTCTGTCTGACGTTCTTTATGAATTGAAAATTCATCCATAATAGAATTCAATTTTTCTTGAACTTGATTTGATTTATTAGTATCATTATCAATTTCTAATTGAATTCCTTTAATAATAAATGAACGTTGTTCTTCAGATATTTTTTGTTGACAACTTAAACAAAAATCTTTTTCACAGGTTTCTTGAATTTTTTGTGTATTAACTGCGATTCTATTTGCTAAAACAGATGAAACATTATCTAATTTCTTAATCGTTTCAACCACATCATTTGCTTTTATTAAATTCGTTAATGCTTCTACTTTAACTTTTAATTCATTAATTTTACTTAATAATTCTTTAGCAAAAATTTTCTTTTCAATTAATTTTTGCTCTAGTTGCTCTTTATCAGAAAAAACTGAATTATTTTTTTCTTTTAATAAAAGCGTATATGCTGTAAGTTCTGATTTCAGAGAATTTAGTTTAATTAAATTCTCATTCATCTGTTGATTAATTTCTTTAATGCTACCTTTATTAAGTTGATCCATTTTAGTAAAGATAGAAACATCTAGAAGGTCATCTACAAGCTTTCTTCTATTAGCCGATGATAACTGCATAAACGGAATAAAATTTGCTGTACCAAGCACTACAAGCTGTTTGAATGAAGCTAAACTCATTCTTAATACTTCTGACTGAATGTATTCCTGGAAATCTTTAACAGATGCTGATTCTGGAATTAATTCATCATTTTTAAACAATTGTAAAATATTAGGCTTTTGACCGCGAATAATTTTATACTCATCTGAGCTAATAGAAAATTCTAATTCAACCACAGAATTCTTGTCATTAATAAAATTAATTAGTTGGCCTTTCTTAATATCACGAAATGGCTGACCAAATAATGCGTATGTTAAACCTTCAACTAATAAAGAACTTTTACCAGCACCATTTGAACCAGTTACTAAATTCAATTTATAATTTTCGAGATCAATTTCAGTATCATTATTTCCAAATGATAAAAAATTCTTAACTTTTAATTTTTTGAAAACAATCATTGATGTAATGCCTCGGTGTATAACTGATTAAACAGAGTTAATAATAATTCTTTTTGTTCTTCTGGCTCATCTAATTTATAAATTTCTTCTTTCACTAAATCCATCGTTTTTTGAGTATCTTCAAAATTATCTGCAATTTCTTCAGAAGATTCTAATGCTTCATAAGTAATCTGATATTTGAAAGATGAACATACTTCTTCGAATTTAGTTAAGATCTTATCAAGTTCTTTTTTGTCTGAATAATCTTGGACCATAACAACAACACTTTTATTTTGATATTGCTGAATATCATTAAGATCAATCTTAGATGTATCAGATAAAAATAATTTATAATGATAAGTTTCTGGATTACTTATAAATTGTGCGTGGTGTTGGACATCTGAATACCGTTTGGTATTAAAGATCCAAATACCTCTTTGATCATTAGCATCACCGGAGGTGATTGTATAAGGAGTTCCCAAATACAATACATTAGAATTACTGCTAATTGTATGGAAGTGCCCGCTATAAACATATTTGTATTTCTCCAAAAAATTAGTTTCTAAACCATGGGATTTTAACCCGCGATAATAATAGAATCCATTTAATTCAAAGTGCCCAACGCAAAAATCTGAATCACTATTTTTAATAAAATCAAAAATTTGTTGTTCGTTTTCTTGGCAAATCCAAGGAATTAAATCAAATGAATATAAATTAAATTTAAATGTAGTTGGTTCATTTATAACTTTGAAATTATCATAATTACTTAATAACTCTGTTGGAGAATTAGGTAATATCTGATTTTTAAAATGTAAATCATGATTTCCAACTGGAATATAAACAGTTAAACCATCAAATAATGGGACAATTTTTTCACGATTAAATTCCATTGTTCTGTGAGAAATTGCTTTGCGATTATCGAAAAAATCCCCGGTCTGAATAATCGTATCAATTCCATTTGACTTACAATAATCAGTAAAATATTTCAAAGAATTGTAAATACACTCTTCAGTCCATGGATTATCTTTTGATACCCCTAAATGTAAGTCCCCGATTAATGCAATATTCTCAGAACACTTAATCGTTTTCGGTTTCTGGTTTTTCATATAATTTAAATGCTTCTTCAAATTCTTTTAAGTAAACTTCAGAAATATGTTTAGGATTGTAATCTTTTAATGTTTGATATACAAACTGGACAATTTTCTTATATGCTGGCTGTTCTATATTTAGACCTTTATTAAGGTTAAGGGAAACCCCAACACCAATTTTTAATACATTTACTAATGAGTATTCAAACTTCTGGATGTTATCTTCTTTACATGCCGTTTGAATCTGATTTAGCATTGATTTTAATTTTAGTTTTGTTTTAAATTTTGATAATCGACGTTCTTTCATTGTTATTCCTGAAATACTGCATAAAATCTATCTGTTATTTTACAATAACACAAATTACTTTCAAAAGATTGATGTTCTATGTCTTTGTAATTAATATCAATATTAAACTATTTCTAGAGCAATTCTAACTTAATAAGATATGGAATTACTCTTTTGTCACCATTCTAATCTTTTACGATTTGATCTACATCAATAATTGTGAACATAATCAAATCCCTAAAATATTTTCTTTATGTATAGGAACATACTTGTTCTTCGTATCTTGAAGCATTTTTTGTTGTTTAGATTTTTTAGCATCTAATGATTCTTCAAACTTCTCAAGTTTTTCCTAAACATCATCCAAAAATGGTTGATTAATATATTGTTGGAAATCTTCATCATCAATTTCACCAGAGATATCTAATAACATTCTCCATTTAACAGCATTTTCTGCTTGTTCTCTAGGAATCGTATTGATAAATGCCATGTAGCAAATTTGAGTCAAGTAACTATGCGGATTTTTGTACTTTTTATGATCAAAGTTTTTTCCGTACTTAACACAATTGTAAATAGCGGCGCCTATCATGTTTTCTTTCCAAGCATCAGAGTATCCTCTGAATTTATAATAATGAGCAAATCCATTTGCAATCGTCAGAATACATTTACCAATATATTCTGGCATTCTTGTCTATGGATCTGTCTCTAGTTTTTCTTTCCATTCTGAGAAAACTTTATACAGTTTCTCATTATCTACAAAATTTCTCTAATTCTTATAATCTTTTTGCATTTTATAGTATAAGTCATAATTCTAATTATTCTAAATAAAATATAACAAACTTTAGTTAAAAAATAACTTCATGAATTTATAAAATCTTATAGATGAATCTCAGATGAATTTTTGTGGTTAACTGATATAATTTATCATATTAAATCAAAAAATGCATTCTAGTGTTACTGGTAAGATATTTTGATATAAAATACATTAAGTATAATACTATAAAATTAAAATACATAAATATGACTAACCTATAAAGCCAATAAATTATACGGTAGTCTAATAATATCAATACTTTATTGAGTGTAATTTATCACTTATCAACTTTATTCCTTTTAAAATCAACAAGTTATAAACTAGAAGTTAAAAAGTGCATTTTTGCTAGTATAATAAGAATTAAGTTCTGCCGGTTGGGTTAGATATATAGAAAAGAGATAAACCTTAATTTATAGGAAACTATTAGTTTATTTTAAAAATAAAAATCTAAAATAAACAGATTGGAGCAAGCTCCGTTGACTGGAAACCAGTCAACTAATTCAAATAAGGATAAAGGGACTATAAATGAAAAACGAATACTTTAGAATTAAATCATCTGATAATCATAATAACTTAATTTTAGAATTGATATCGGATGTTGATCTTTATCAAATCAATTCTGTGCTAAATCATCAATACATAAGTACAGATGGATCGTTACCAGAAACTATTTATTTTAAAGTTAGATATATTGGCTATCAAGAAAAACCGGATATGCTTCTTTTACATAGTGTATTACCATTTACTGCTATTACAAAAAGCAGAATTAAAGATTTTGTAATGTTACCTATGGAAAGAGTAACACATTTACCTTCTGATATTGGGATTTGGGTTGACTATACAGAACATAAACTTCGTTATAAAATGCAATATAACATTAAATTGTTTGATGGAACTATAATTAAAGATTGTTATCCTAATGGAAATACATTTGCTAGCTGGGACGGAAAGGAATTTCACGATGATGAGATTAAAGAAATTCAATTATGTGATGAGTTTGAATCAGAACTAATGCAAAATTCGTTAAGAAGAATCTCAGATAATTACAAAACTTTTAGATATTTTCTGTTAAATGAAAAGCCCAATTAAGGGCTTTATTTTTTTTTTTTTAGTTGAGAGAAATTCTAGAACCTTTGATTGTGGTTTCGCCTGATGATGTCATAGTACACTACTAGGATTTAACATTAAATGACCCAGAAATATTTAGATCAAAATTTCCACCTACTTTTGCATTAACATTTGCCGACAATGTTTGCGTAACATCCCCTTGAACTTTTTGTGTTAATGTCCCTTTGATTTGTTGAGAACATGTTCCATCAATAAATTGCTCGGAATTTCCTTTGATATATTGTTTAGAATTGCCATCAATAACTTGTTCCTAGCTTCCTTTAATATATTGCCATGAACTTCCATCAATTTTTTGGTTAACTGAACCAGTAATTCCTTGATCTACATTTCCAGAAATTTTCTATTTCACATTTCCTATAATGTACTGATTAACATTACCATTTACTTTTTGGTCTAAATTGCCTAAAACAGTTTGCAGAGCATTTCCTTTAACCATTTGAATAGAATCTCTACCGGTAACAATATTCTAATTTCCAGCTACATTTATTGTAGCATTGCCACCGATAATAATATTACAATCACCTTTGATTTCTACATTACCGTTCTTTTCAATAATTTCAAATTTATTACCAACGATTTTATTAACTTTTGAGCCATCTGGCTGCTCTTCTGTAAAAGTACCAGTTGGGTGGGCTCTATAATATCTTTCAGATCCAGGAGTATCGTCTTTATCTTCAACGTGACCACCCGGTGTAACAGTTGGAAACTATTTTGTGTATTTTGTATTATATGCAGATTTTGGTGTTTCAAATAACGGAGCGCCGCCTTTATCAGTTTCTAAAGCACCGGAACCAGGTTTTGCTGTGAACTATGCAGATCTAGGATCTGGTTGGCCAGAAAATAATCCTTCTGTAAATGTTTTAGCATCATCAATTTTTAATTTAACATCAGTAGAATTTCCTGTTCCAAAAATATCTGGTATAGAATCAAATTGAGGTGGATTTAACCCAAGTTCTTTCATGATATCTTGAGCCATGTCATAACCTGTTTTTAAAACATCCTTTACATCGCTAAAAATTTTCATATTAGCGATTTCACCAAGCCAGTTATCAACATACCCAATTAATTCATTACCAAAGTCTTTTAATTGCTTTAAGTAAGGATCAATAAATTCTTTTAATTTCTAAATTTGTTCTTCAACCCATATTTGAACTGTATCATATAACTTTTGAATTAATTCTTCCATTTTTCTGCTAATAGCTTGAATATATAAATTAATTCTATCAGTTAATGATCCTTGATAATATTGAGAACTATTTGGAAATTCTTGAGCAAATGCTGATAAACGTTCGTTTACTAGTTGTTGTTTTAAATCTGGGATTCCTAACCACTAATTAAATTCATCTAACCATTTACCATACGTCTAATTAACGCCAAAAATATCTTTTTGTAATTTATCAAATCTTTTCTTAACCTAATCAACTGTATCGTCAACAAATTGCTCACATGTTCCGATATACGAAAGCATAGTTTCTGCTGTTGTTTTAACATTTCTCTTTAGCGATTCATTTTTAATATGTTTTGTATATTTTTCATGATTCTTACATACTGTTTTAACTGCAGTTACTGTATTTTTTGTTGTATCTATAGTAGATAATACTTGTTCTAAACTGATCTACATTGTTATTCCTTATTACGAATTTGGCTAAAATCCATGCGATTTCATATAACCAACATACGGTTCTAAATTGCCTTCATACATTACAGCAGCAACACGTTTAGCTCTTTCTGGTGTTTGATGAGCCCAAGCTGACGCCAGTAAACCTTCGTATGCACCGCGCCAGTCTTTCTAAACCATTTTATTCAATGAATTTTTAAATTCAGCTAAATTACCTATACCCATTTGGAAACACATTTGGATCATCATCATTTTCCTAGGTAAATTTAATGTATTATATGTCATTTTTACATGAGGGTATTTATCTAAAGCAGCTTCATGTTTAACTAAATCTTCTTTAAATAAATCATACATCTCTTGCTGTGTTATCTATTCGCCTGGCACAATTTTTCGGCCAATCATTTTCTATAAAATTTGGCACGCACCTTCTAAAGATGTTTGTACATTCATTGTAATTAAATGACCTATACCTACGGTCCAATATCCTTTCTAATCACGATATGGTTTAACTTTAGCGCCTTCTTCGCATTTTAGAATATCTGCTAATTTAAATTTTTCCTAAGAATCTTCAATACCAGGCTTTGTTAAATCCGGAACATAAGACCCGGCACCACCCGATGTAGATTGTCTTAATAATTCAGTTGCATCTACAATTCCTCTAGCACGTTCTGGTAAAGAACTCTGTCCTTTATAGTTATTATATGGAAAAGTTCCAGATGGGTCCTAAAACCCTTGATTTGGGTCTTTTTGAGAGTTTTGAGTTTGCATCTAACCCATCACAACACCGGTTTGCATTTCTGGATCGATATACATTCCAAAAACGGATGAACCTGGAAGTAACCCATGGCGTTGGCCAACGCCAGAAAACTATGCCTATGTAACTGGCATAATAGTATTCATCCACATTAAGTGTTCTGTTGGTGTCCCATCGATATCAGAAATCTACTTATTTGCAGAATGGGCACCATACACACGAACTCTTACTCTATCTAACTGCATCGGGTCATTGATGTCTTCAACAACCCCGAACCAATATGTTATTTGCTCCTACTTAATCATTTTTGCTATAAAACCCCTTCTTGAATTAAATCTTGAACAAACGCTGGAAAATCATTAGGATCTAATGCATTAACAATACGTTTCTCTTCATTCAATTCAATTTCATGTTCAAGATACGTAATAGGAATCATTGTTCCTTTATATTGTAAATTTTCATGATGTTTATCTAATTTATCATACCATAATTTAGAATCTTTAGGGTATTCTTCAACATTATAAAATTTTTGATTTTTATCGTTTCTGTGATAATAAATTGTATTTTCTTTTTCTGGAAAATTTTTATATTTCTGTTTACAATATTCATATAAAGATTCTTGCGGCATTATCCATTCGTAATATGGATTTAATAAATTATTACAAACTAATAATACCCAGAAATATTCAACTGATCCATAAAGTCTATAGGCAATATATTCAGGTCTATCCGAATCATTAATCACAATAGGTTGTAAACGGTATCTATCAATAATATCTTGAACTATTTTATATTGTTTAACCTAAAATAAATGACCATCTGTTGGTTTTTTAAATTCTTTTGATAAATTTGTTATTACAACCTAATTATTAAAATCAGCAAATAACTAATTAGTGCTTATACTTAAATTTGTCTACTACATTATAATAACCC